GTACAAGCACCGCGTCCGCCCCAAGGGCCTCAAGTACGAGATCAAGGTCCAGAATCGCAGCTGGTACAAGCCCGGCCACGGCCCCACGGGGGGTGAGGCCAGGCCCGGCGAGCATCGGTCGCCTGCAACCGAGTTCAAACCTGGCGAGCGGCGGTCCCTCCGCACGGAGTTCAAGGCTGGGCAGCGCCCCTGGAACGCCGACACGATCGGTCTCATGCCATCCGGCTCCGTTCATCACAACTGGGCGGGCAGCGCAATCGGCTACGGGCCACTCCACAAATGGGTCAAGGAGCGTCTACCCAAGCCCGCTTGCTGCCCGGAGTGCGGTGCCGACACCCCGCTGGACCTGTCGAACATCAGCGGCGAATACCGCCGCAAACTGTCCGACTGGCGGTATCTGTGCAGGCCGTGCCACTTCCGGTACGACCGCGAGAACATCCCCGGCGCCTCTGTTGCCCGGTTTCCCGAAAGGAAGAAGTGATGGCTGTCTACGCAGTAACGGGCGGGCAGGGGTTCATCGGCTCCTACGTGAGGCGGGAACTCCTCGCGCGCGGCCACGAGGTAGTCGTCTTCGACCGCCACCCCCACACCGAGATGGCGCCGGGCGAGACCTTCTTCCTCGGCGACGTCCGCGACGCCACCGCCGTCACCGAAGCCGCCGCCCACGTCGACGGCATCATCCACCTCGCCGCCGTCCTCGGCACGCAGGAGACCATCAGCAACCCGCGGCCGTCCGCCGAGACCAACATCCTCGGCAGCCTGAACGTCTTCGAAGCCGCCACCCAGTACCAGCTCCCCACCGTCTACGCCGGCGTCGGCAACCACACCATGCGGCTCCAGGGAACCGGCTGCTACACCATCACCAAGTCGGCCGCCGAAGACCTCGCCCGCATGTACAACCTGTACCGCGACGGCGGACGCATCACCATCGTCCGGCCCGTCAACGCCTACGGCCCCGGGCAATCCATTGCTCAGCCCTACGGCACGAGCAAGGTCCGCAAAATCGCGCCCGCTTTCGTGTGCCGGGCACTCACCGGCACCGACATCGAGGTGTACGGCGACGGCACCCAGATCAGCGACTGCGTTTACGTCGCCGACGTCGCCAAGGCGTTCGCCGCTGCGCTCGAGCACACCGCGGAACATGGGCCCACCGAGCGGCCCGTCGAGGTCGGCCCGCTCGAGTCGTGCACGGTCAACGACATCGCCCGCCTCGTTGCCGAGGAGGCCACCGGCTACACCGGGCTCCACCCGGTCGGCATTAAGCACCTGCCTATGCGGCCCGGCGAAGTCCCCAACGCGATCGTCACGTCGGACACGTCGACGCTGCAGCAGATCGGTCTGACCGCTGCCGACTTCGTGCCCCTCGACGAGGGCATCCACCACACCGTCCGCTACTACGCCGAACACTGGCTCCCCGGCTACCTGGCGGCCTGACGTGCGCATCCACTTCTGGACGGCCGACACGGCAGGCTCGGGCCTGTACCGCGGGGTGCTCCCCGCGATGGCCCTCAACTGGCTCGGCCACAACACCAGCGCCAGCCCGTACCTGCCCGGCAGTTGGCGGGAGCAGGGCCTGGACGTGGTCGTCGGCTGCCGTGTCGCCAAGCCGCAGCCGTCCCAGACGTGGCGGGAGATGCGTGAAGCTGGGATCCGCCTGGTGATGGATCTCGACGACGACTACTTCCATCTCGACCCGTCCAACACGGCGGCCTACCAGCTGTGGAACGACCCCGCCCTGCGGCAGGGCCTGATCGACAACATGCAGGTGGCGCACACCGTGACCTGCTGCTCAGAGCCGCTCGCTGCCGTGCTGCGCGAGCACCACGACGACGTGCGGGTCGTCGGCAACGGGCTGCCTGCCCAGTACCTGGGCGAGGTGCGCGACTACCGCCCGGACACGTTGTCGGTCGGCTGGGCCGGCACATCGTCCACGGTGCATGAGCTGCAGGTGCCGGGGGTGGTGCGGGCGCTGAACCGGATCGCCGACTACCGCCGGCCCGGCGAAACCTTCGTGCGCCTGGTCGGAATCGATGCGCGCACGGCGATGGAGTGCGGCCTGCGCGGGGACCGTCTGGGCGCGCTGGGGTGGGTGGAGAACTTCGGTCACTACCTGGCGGCGGTGAAGGAGTTCGACGTGTGGGTGGCGCCGTACAGGGACATCGCGTTCAATCGGGCGAAGTTCCCGACGAAGTTCCTTGAGGCGTCGATGCTCGGCATTCCGCTGGTCGCCTCCGACGTCGAGCCGTATCGGCGGGTGATCCGGCACGGGGAGACCGGCTTCCTCGTCCGTCGGGAGCACGAGTGGGGGCGCATCCTCAAGCAGCTCGCCGACGACCCGGAGCTGCGGCAGCGGGTCGGCATGGCGGCACGGGCGGAGGCGTCGGGATTGATCCTTCAGGCGGTCAACCGGCAATGGGAAGCTGCCCTCACCGCAACGGCAAGCGAGAGGGCAGTGGCATGAGCAACGATCTGGTGCGGTTCCTTCGGGAGCGTCTGGATGAGGACGAGGTGGCGGCGCGTACCGCATCGCACGTGCTGCGCCATGGTGCGCACTGGTCGTTGGACGAGTGGCATGGCCGCGAGGTGCCGCATTCGCTGATCGCGCAAGGCACGGCAGATCAGCCGGTAGCCCTAGGGCACTTCACCGCTGACCCAGTGCCGACGGAACAGGCGGCTCACATTGCCCGTCACGACCCGGCCCGCGTCCTCGCCGAGGTCGACGCCAAGCGGCAGCTGCTCACTCTGGCGTTCCGTCATGCCTCGAAGATCGATGGTGAGTGGGGGTGCTGTCACAGCGCTGATCAGATCGAGGCTGGGCTGTGTCCTGAGATCAGGCCCGATGGCCTCGAAGACTTGCGGATCCTTGCGCTCCCCTACGCGGACCATCCCGACTACCGCGCGGAATGGCGCGCAGGAGAGGACACCACATGATTGACGGGCACAAAGTGACGGCCTGGACTCCGTTCGGCCGAGAGAAGACCGTCAGCATCCTGGTCAAGTACCTGGAGCGGGACTATGAGGCTGGGGTCATCGACGAGTACGTCCTGTACATGAACACCGACGACGATCAGGTAAGCGACCGCGCCTACGGCTACCGGCTCGCCGAGGAACACGACTGGATCCGCGTCCTCGAACGGCCGATGCGGCACCCGGGCCCGAAACAGCGCAGCACCGGGTACGCCTACCGTTCGTTCATCGACCCCGACACCATCTACGTGCGGTTCGACGACGACGTGGTGTACGTCCACGAGGCGGCCATCGAGAACCTCGTCCGCAAGAAGATCGAGATGGAGCCGTCGAAGGCTATCTTCCCGATCATCTGGAACAACGCGCTCGTCTCCTGGTACCTCCAGCAGTGCGGCATCGTCCCCCGCGAATGGGGCGAGGTGTCCCCCTACTGCATGGACCCCGTCGGCTGGGCCAACGGGCCGTTCGCCGTGAAGATGCACGAGAAGCTCATCGGGCACATCGAGGCCGGCACGGTCGAGGACTGCTTCCTCTACCAGGACTTCCCGATCAAGCTGGGTGAGCAGTTCTCCGTGTCCTGCTTCGCCTCCGCCGGCCGCGACTACGCCGCCCTCCCCCAGCCCGGCGTCCTCGTCCCTGATGAGGAGGAACACTTCCACACGGTGCACTGGCCGGCGGTGAGCGGGCAGCCGAACATCCTCATCGGCAACGCCGTCGTGTCGCACTGGAGCTTCTTCCCGCAGCATCCGTTCCTCAACGCGACGGATCTCCTGGACCGGTACCGGGAGCTCGCGGACAAGGTGGTGGCGTGATGGGCCAGCAGATCAGCGTCGAGGACGCGTTCCCCACCTTTCAGAAGCGGTGCAGGGAACTCTTCGAGGAGACCCTCCTCCTTCGCGCCCAGGTCGACGTGCTGGAGCGGCGCGTGGCGGAACTGGAGGCAGGAAAGGCCCAGCAGCCGACGAGCTCGCCGGGGCCTGGCCCGGAGGCGTCGCATCCCGACGAGCGGGACGACTAGGGCCGTCGCCAGCCCAGCAGACTTCCGATGGCGATGATGCCGACCTCGATGAGCAGGATGACCTGGAACGTGGACATTGCGGGTCCCTTCTAGGCGGGCGTGGACGCAACCGAGTAGGTGGTGGCCGCCACCGACGTGGCGCCCGCTTCCGTGAGTGCCTGCTTGACCGCGACGACGACGGCCTGGTCCTCAACGGGGTCGCTGCTGTGGATGACCGCGAGGCGGACTTCTACGCCACTTTCGGACGGGAAAGCGCCGGTGATCTTGGTCCACGGGTAGGGCAGTTCCATGATGTCTCCTTCGGGTTAGACCACGCGGACGAGCTGCATCCACGAGTCGGTGCGGAGGATGGTGGCGGTCGCATCGAGTGCGGCCTGCGACCACTGGACGGTGAAAGCGCCGGCCGACGAGGTGCGGACGATGCCCATGACCTGTACGGCTTGGTTGGTGGTGTCGCCGCCGTAGGAGCGGAGTTGGGTCGTGGAGACGTCGTTCGCGTTCATGCGGACGGTCCAGCCGCCGGTGCCGATGGAGGCGGTGACGTCGCGGCCCATGCCCGTGCCTTGCCAGGATCCGGCGGCCCCGGTCGGCTGGTTGAAGCCGATGTTGATGTCGCCGGTGGTGCCCGCCTGGTAGACGAGATACGCGTAGATCAGATAGGTGGCGCTGGCAGCGAGGGAGACCGTGAGGTGCGGGTCGTCGGCCATAGCAGTGCTGCTGGCCCGTGACGTGTCTCCAGTCTTGCGGGCGAACACGGTCTGCCCGATCCCGGAAACGGTGAGGTTGCCGCCCACGCTGAAGTTGTCGTCGGTGCGGAGGGTGTCGGCGGCGCTGCGGAACAGGTTGGTATCGGCGGACGCTGCGCCCCCTGGCCCCCAGCTCATGCTGCCGTCAGCGTTGACGACGAGGCGGCTGGAAGTGTCACCAGTGACGCGCAGAGAGATGGCGTTGGTCCCAGCGCTGCTGCGGTAGGAGCGGAAGAGACCGTCGGTTGTGAGAGCACCCGCTGCGTCGCGCCGCAGGTTGGTGTCGCCACCGAAGTTGATGCTGGACGCACTGGATAGGGCCAGGTTGCCGCCGTAGGTGCCGCTGCTGTTGGGGATCTCCACCCACGAGGCGGAGGCTGGGCTGGTGCCGTTGGAGAAGTAGGTTCGGTAGCTGGTGTTGGTCTCGAAGATGGGCTTGCCGCTGTACGGGGACGATGGGCGTGTGGTCGAGGTGACCGCCTGGAAGCCGACTGCGGCGTCGAGCTTGTCCAGGTTCTGGCCGATGTCCTGCGTGTACGACACGTCCTCGGACCCGTCGGAGGCGGACTTGTACATGCCCAGCCGTGTGGTGGGGGTGTCAGGCACGACTGGTCTCCTTCACGGGGCGGAGGTGGGCTTCGGGGTCGATGACGATGTCGGGCTTGTGGGGCGTGGTCTCGCCGCGGAAGGCGCGCCGTGCCGTGTCGACGAGTGCTGCCTTCTGGCGTAGGCCTTCGCCGGTGACGCCGTGCTGCTGCCGGATGATGTCGAGAGGATCCTGCTGGCCCTTCGGGGATGTGATCCGGATACGGGTCTTGGCGTCGGCGATCCGCAGCCGGTGCGCCTCGCGGGCGTCGGCGATCGTCGGGGCGTTGTGCAGGCGGATCGGCTCGGCGGCCTTGGCCGCTGCCCGGAGCACCGTCATGCCGGCGAGGGTTGCAGGGTCCTCACGGGCCTGCATCGGGTCGGTGGGATCGGCGGCCCACGGCTCGTGGAGGATGATGTCGAGGGCTTCGTCGACGCTGTCCAGCCCGTACTCGGCCATGCGCCATTCGATGGTCGACGGGGGGAAGCTGTGGGCGTGGATCGTGCCGTCGGGCTTGCGCATGGACACCATCCAGATGGGGGTGCCCTGCGCGGTGGCCGTGGCTTCGACGGCTTCCACCTGATAGATGTCCATGAGGTTCCTTAGATCCGGAAGGCCCAGAAGTAAACGCTCCAAGCGCCGCTGGCAGCGGGGCTGATGGTCACGGTGAAACCGGTCGTCGTGCTGTCCGTGATCGTGCTGGAGTGGACGACGTCGTCGCGGATCGACACGATCGGCAGTAGCTGGGTGAGCATCGTCGGGCCGAACGTGGCGGCCCAACTGGAGGCACCGCTCGTCGGGCTCACAGAGCCGGTGAACAGGCCCTCGTTGGAGTCGACGGCGACGAAGTCCCTGTACCTGCCGATGTGGCGGGTCAGGCCGCTCTCGAACAGCATGTAGTTGGCGGTGGAGGCGGTGCCGTTGTCCCAGCCGATCTTTGCTTGCGTTGCGGTCGCCGAGTACACACCGCCGTCGAGGCCGCCGTTGTTGTATCCGGCGAAGAAGTTGGTGGTGGTGTAGCGGGTGTATCCACCGCGGCGGGCCTGCGTGTCTTCGCGGATGATGGCGATCTCACTGGTGCCGCTGGTGAGGTAAGCGCGGGCGTACACGGTGACGCCGCTGTCGTCGAACGTGCCGGAGTTGATGCCGATGTTGGAGTCGGTGCCTGTACTGCTCGTGTTGATGTAGGCGTAGTTGCTGCCGCTGTTGGCGTAGAAGCGCAGCTCTGGCAGCAGCGTGGAGGTGGGCATGATTTCCAGGCGGCGGCCGGAGGTGCCCGAGATGAGCTGACCGAGGATGGACACCGACCCGTCTGCCGCAGCGATAGCGACGGTCTGCTGACCGGCCGCGTTCCAACATCCGATGCCACCCGAGTTGAGTTCGACGCGGGCACCGGTGTCGGCGGTCTTGATGCGGGCGCCGACAACCCAGTCGGCAGAGATGGTGCCCGCGGTGACCTTACTGACGGTCAGGTCGGAGATATGCGCGTCGTCGATGAGCAACGCGGTAGCCGAGGCGGCGTCGGACGGGCCGGACTTGTTGCCGGTCTTGTCGACCGCCACGACCCGCACGTAGCGGGTCGATGTCTCCTCTACCTGCACCGTGGCCACGGCCGGGATCTGCGCCTGAATCATCCCGGCGGTGGCACTGACCTTGCCCTTGAGGGTGTCTTCACCTGGGGTGAAGCCTGGCTCGTAGGAGACGTGGATCTCCAGATGCTGCAGGTCCGACTCAAGGTTGTAAGTGCCGCCACTGCTCTTGCCGAGGCTGTGTGTGATCTGCAGGGCGATGCGGGAGCCGGCCACGGACGGGGCGGCCGGCGTAGACGGCGGGATGTTGTCCTCGCTGGCGACGAACGTTGCCGTGTTGGACCAGGCGCCGCGGTTGCCGGCCTTGTCGACGGCCCGTATCTGCACGTCGTAGCCGACGCCGGGGCTGAGGTCGTTCAGCTGCGCCGTGGACTCGCCCCAGGCGACGAACATCGTCTGCCACTGGCCGGTGGGGGCTACGAAGGGCTGCCCCCAGGTCTCCATGTCGGCCCAGGTGATCTGGGAGACCTGGGTCCAGGTGGCGGGGTAGATGAGGTCGGCGTCGACGGCGTAGCGGATCTCGTAGTGGTCGCCGTCCAGGATGGTGGAGCCGTCGACGTTGTTCGGGGCGTTCCAGGCGATGATGGTGCGGGCCCGGGTGTAGCCGCGCGAGTCGAGATAGGCGCTGCCGGTGAACGGGGTGACGAACGTGGGTACGCCAGGCACGGACGTGTCTTGGCTCGGGCGGGTACCGATGGGCTGGGCGCCGGACCCTTCAAGGGCGCGGGCGAAGCCGCCAACGGTGACGTAGACCGTGCCGGACGTGTCCCATTCGACATGGTCTGTGAGGTCGTACCAGACGCCGTTTGTGTCCCGGTAGGCGACCGTGTACCCCTCGGTGACCGGCCACTTGGCTTCGGTGACCTGCAGCTTGATGGGGTTGAGGCGCTCGCCCCGGAAGGTGATCTCGTTGTCGGGGTCGACGAGTCCGGCGTTGGGGTCCCACACCCACGCGTAGTCGCCGACGTTGAAGGAGCCCTCAATGTAGAAGTTGTCGGTCTCGACGACGAGTTCGTCCTGGCTGGACGTGTACTGGGACAGCAGCAGTTCGGCCCGGGTGTCGGCGAGGGTTACGCCGGTGTCCGACTCGCTGGCTAGCCGCGTGAGCTTCAGAGATCCGCCGTGGATGTTTTTGTACGGGTTCAGGCCGGGTGAGATGTCCGCTGTGCCGGTGGCGATCGACTCGCCCTCCCCCTCGGCGAGAAGCACCACGCGGGTGGTGTAGTCCTCCATGTCGCGGCTGACGCCGAACGCGCCGGGCACGGATTCGAGGCCGCTGGTGTCCTTGCCTGCGGTTTTGCGGGAGATCACGCAGCGCGGCTCGGTGACGTACAGGGCCGTCTCGGGCCCGGCGTCGAGGGTGCCGTCGCCGTTGACGCGCCAGCCGACCTTTTGCCCCGACGAAGCGGTGAACGTATCGCACACGTACTGGACGGCCTTGCGGGGTGTCTCGTACTGGTGACGGCCGGAGTAGGTGCCTGCGACGCTGTGCAGCGTCCCTTCGGTGACTGCACCGGAGGCGGGCAGTAGGGCGCGGATGGCGTTGGCGAAGGTGGCGCTGTTGATCGTGACGGGCGTTTCGTAGACGTCGCCCTTATCCTCGTCGTCGCCAAGCCAGAAGTTCATGCCGACGCCGCCGAGCTCGTAGCCCTGCTCAATCTGCTTGGTGCGCCGGTCATCGCCGGAGTTGTCGCGCTTGCGGACGACACCCACGTAGCGGGCCGCGTCAAGGAGGTTGTCGCCATACTGGGTGGGGTCGAGGCGTCCGGGGATGAACGCGACGTGGCCGAAGAAGTCGATCGCGTCCCACAGGTCCGGTGGAGTGGTCGACTTGAGGGTGATGTCCCAGGAGCCGAGAGCGCCGAGGACTTGGCTAACGGTCACCGGTCACCGCCTCACCGCGTAGATAATCTCTGGGAGGGCGCCGATGTACTGGTTCCGTAGGTCGGTCGCGGTGTCTCCGGAGACGGCTGAGCCGCCGCCGGCGACTGCCCCGATCCAGAAGTCCAGGGTGGTCGTCGTCGCTTTCTGCACTCCGCCGTTGGTGTGGGCGGTGAAGGTGCGGGCGGATCCGGCCGCGAAGCGGTTCCCGTCCGCGTCGTTGCTGGTGGCTGTGACATAGCCGGACGCTGCGAAGCTGGTGTTGGCTTCTAGGGTCGACCGGTAGGCGGCCAGAGTGTTCGACGTGGTGGTCTGTAGGTAGCCCTCGACGGTGCGGCTCCCGCGGCGCAGCGTGAGATCGAAGGTGGCGCGCCCCGGGTTCAGGCCCTTCGTAAGCCGGACGATGACGTGCTCGGGGTCGTTGCGGAGCAGCGTCGCGCCGTCCCACGAGGTGATGCTGGCGGCCGAGCCTGCCACGGAGACGTTCCACAGTTTCGACCGCCACGCCCCGCCCGTATAGGCCTGAACGTCAAAGGATGCCGAGGCGCCGACGGTCACGTTGACCAGGCCGTTCGTCAACGCCCATCCGGTAGGCGTCAGGGCTTGGTCGACGCCGCACAGCTCGGTACCGGACGAGGTGAGCCGCACGCGCCCGTTCAGGTACGAGGTGGGAGCGCACCCCCAGCGCGGGGATACCCCAGCGGGGATGCCGCGGTACACGGTGATGGTGCCGTCAGCGCCGGTGCGCGTCATGACGGTCGCATTGGTGGTGCCGGTCTGGTAGCCGTAGTGGCCGATCGGCGGGGCGTGCCAGCGCTCCCCCGTCAGTGCGAAGTCGTTGACGCGGGCCACGCCGGTGAGCCTGCTCTGCAGGTCGACCTCGCTGTCGGAGCCGAGCCGCGTCAGGCCCAGCTTCCAGTCCGAGGTGACGACGTCGGTGCGCCACTCCGTGTAGTCCGCGGACACCGAGTCGACATTGACGTAAGCGTTCCGCTCCGGCTTGTCGGTGAACGTCAGCGGCATCACCGTGCCGGACTCCAGAGCGGTGATGTTGTCGTGCCGCCACACCAGCTCGGTCCGCGTCAACGGCGGCGACGACTCCTGCCCCTCAAGGTCGAGTGTGCGCGCGGTGCCGGCCGACTCGCCCTCTTTGAACGTTTCCCTCAGCAGCAGGCGGCCGATCTTCAGGTCTCCCCAGTCACCCTGTGGCATCAGCGCCTCCTGTTCTTCTGGTAGTCGAGGAGCGCGTCGTTGATGTCCTTCGCCATGGCCGTGGCGAACGCCTTCCGCTCGGCCGCTGACGGAAGCGTCATCGTGTTGAACGTCGCCGTCAGGTTCACGGAGGGCGCTGCACCGGCCGCCGTAGCGGCAGGCACCGCGGCTCGGAGCATGGCCGCCTTGGTGCGCAGCCCGGCGGTGCTGCCCGTGAGGAGGGTGTTGCCCTGGGCCATGCGCTTAACCCAGCCCTGCTCCACGCCCTGGAAGGCGTAGTCGCCGATTGGCTGCATGAGTTTGGCCGGGGACTTGATGCCGAGGGCCTTCTTGATGCTGGCTTCCATCGCCTTTGCGATGGACATCATGGCCGCTTCGATCTGCGACTGCTGCGCCGTCAGGCCCTTCACCAAGCCTTCGGCGGCCTTGATGCCAGCCCCGTACATGGCGTCGGCGGTGACGGTGCCCGCCTTGTTCGCGGACGCCTCCAGTTGCTTCTGGAGGGCGTTGATCTCGGCGATCTGCTGGGGGGTGGCGTTGAGCAGCGACTGGGCGGTGGCCATGCCGCCGCCAGCGACGCCAGCCTGGGCGATGTTGCCGATGGCGGTGGCGTTGAGGCCCTTCGCTTTGAGCTGTTCGAGCTGCTTGGTGAATTCGGTGGTCCGTGACGTGTCGGACCGTAGCTGGTTGATGAGGGTGTCGGCCGACGTTCCGTACTTGCCGAGCTTGGTGATGTTGCCGAAGCCGACGAGCGACGAAGCCACCGACGTCTTCAGACTGTCGAACTTGCCCTTCAGATCCTCAAGGCTGCCCTTCGCCTTCTCCAGCGACGCGGTGACCTTGTCGTACTGGTCGTTCAGCGCGAACAGCTTCTTCGCCGACGACGTGATCTGCTTCTGCAGAGCAGCGTTGGTCCCCTTGGAGAAGCCGGCCTTCGACACCTGGGTCTGCAGCTGGTTGAGAAAGTCGACCAGTGCCCCTTCGGAGCGTTCCTTGCCGAGCTTGCTGCTGATCTCCGCGTTCTGCACCCCGGCAATGTGCGACATGTCGGTGAGGGTGGTGTTCGCGGTTAGGTAGCCGCGGGCTTCCTTCTTCCGCTGCAGCTCGGCCTTCTGCTTCTCGCTGAGCTTGCCGCCCTTCGCGAACCCTGGCAGCTTGAGCCGGCCCGAGTTGACGGCGTCCATGAAGCCGACGCCGTACTTCGCTACGGCCGCGGCACGCATCACGTACTCGGTGTTGGACACCATGGCCGCGGCGCCGGAGCCCATGAGGGCGAGGATGCTGTCCGAGGTGCCGGTACCCGGGCCATCCACGTAGCCGCCGGAAGGGAATGCCTGCACGTCCCCGCCGCCCGCATAGCCACGGACCCGGCCACCTCGCGCGTAGCCCAGCTGCGAGCCGTGCGACCCGCTACGGCGGGCTGACTGAGCGCCCGGCGTGCCCGTGACGCGGTAGTGCGTTGTGACGGTGTGCGTGGTGTAGGTGTTGGCGCGCTTGCCGTTCAGCCTGTCTAGTGCGGCCCGCACGGCTCCGATCGACCCGATGGCCTGGCCGTTCTTCGTGAACACCTCGGTACGCCCGTCTTCGAGCGTCCGCGTCTTGTACCCGACAGCCTCCAGGGCTTTGATGGCTGCACCGTTCAGCGTGGTCACGGTGATGCTCTTCGCGCCTGGTGTCGCCTTGATGGCGGCCTGCACCGCTTGGAGCCCGGTGATCGCCTCCTGGCGCTCCAGCTTCACGGCCGTCTTGATCTCGCCTGGTGCGCCGAGCAAAGTGTTGACGTAATCGCGGGCCTTCTCCTTGCTGCCGAGCGTGGCCGTGGCGAGCTGCATCATCTTCGCGCGGAGCTGATCCGACTTGCTGGTCATCGACCCGAGCGACTCGCCGGCCGCCAGGCCAGCGGCGATCATCTCGTCGTGCGCTTTGGCCGCTGCGGACATGGCCTGGCCGTTCTTGCGGCCTGCCTCGGTGCTGATGTCGAGGCTGGTGCCGTTCTCCTTGAACGCGGCGGACAGGTCGTCGATGGCCTGCTCGAAGACGATCTGGGAGTCGTAGGCGGCTCGGTTGGTGTCGTTCAGCGCCATGATCGAAGCGCGGAGGCCGTCCGCGCTGGCCTTCTGCGCGTCGAGCTGGGCTTTCGTTGCCATGGCCTGCTGGCCGAACAGGCCCATTCCCTGCGCGGCCAGCTGCTGCTCCGCTTTGAGGGAGGCGACCGATGCTCGGTACTCCGGGAAGAGGGCGTTGATCTCCTTGGTGGAGAAGCCCGCTTTCCGTAGAGAGTCGCGCATGACGTTGAAGTCCTGTGCGGCCTGTGTGGCGTAGCCGGACGACACCATCCCGGCCATGGCCTGGTCGAGGCTGTTGAAGTCGTCCTTCAGTGCGCCGAGGGACTCGGACCCCTTCGCCATGTCGTTGATCTTGCCGGAGATCCAGTCGGCGACATCGTCCAGCACTGGAATGCGGAACCCGAACGCCGTGTTGCTCGCCTTTTCCGCCTCGACGTGCAGCTTCTTGACCTTCTCCACCAGGCCGTCAAGGTCACCGAACGTCTTCTGCAACTCGCCAGAGAACCGGCCCGTCATGGCGAGGTTCTTCAAGCTGGTCGCCAGCCGGTCGACATCCGGCGGCGCACCGCGCGCCCTGTCCGCCAGCTTGTCGATCGCGATCGCACCGATCGCCAGCACGCCCAGACCGATACCCGCCTTCTGCACCGCCGTCATGCTCGCGGCCGTCGCGCGCAGGGTCGTTCCTACCCCGGCCGCACGCATCACCGCAAAGTAGGCGGCGAGCCGGGCCACGGCCCCCGAGGCGGCCACCGTGTTGACCGCGGCCACGCCGACAGCGACCAGCTTGAGAGCCGCGTACATCTGCAGCATGGTCGACAAGGCGCTGGGTGGGATTGCGTTGGCCATCTCAGCCAACGCGTTGGCCACCGTGAGCATGGTGACGCCGAGATCGCCGCCTGCCGCTGTGAGGTTCAGCGCAAGCTCGGCAAGATTGGCGAGCAGGTCTCCGAGGATCGGTCCTGCCTCCCTCGCCGTATTGGCGAAGTCGTCGAAGCCGCCGCCGACAGCGAAGCTTGCGACGGCCCTGGACAGGTCGAGGACGCCGTCGAGGATGAACCGGAGCGATCCCCGGGAGAACTCGGTGAAGTCGGCCATCATGCGGTCGAAGCCCGGCGACGCCACCTCGCCAGCCACGAGCGTGAGGAAGCGGTCCAGCTCGGCCGAGGTGCCCTTCACCAGGCCGGTCGTCTTCGGCAGCATCGCCTGGAACAACTGGAAGGAGTGCGTGAACACCGGCATGGTGTCGGCGGCCAGGGAGTCCGACCACTCCTTGTACTCGTCCGTCAGAGCGGACCAAGCCGCCGCGGCCTCGCGTGTGGCCTTCGGCATGCCGGCGATTGCCCGCTGATACTCCAGCTGCGCCTTGGCCGCTTCCTTGGATCCCCGGCCGCTCTGGGCGACGGCATCCTGATACTTTCCCTGGGCTTCGGACGCCTTCTTGATGTCCGCGATCTGCTTGCCCGCGGCGAGACCGAACGCAGCCACGCCCGCGCCAGCTGAGGCGAGTCCGGCCGCCGCAACCCCAGCCACCGGTCCGACAGCGCCGAGCGCACCGACGAGGCCACTGATGGCGGACAGCGCTTTGTCGGTTTTGGCTTCGACCTCGACGTGCCCGGAGGCGATCAGGAAGGACACTGCGGGCTACACCTCCACACGCTCGATGAGGCCGGGGACGACGAGGTTGAGGGCCTCGGGTGTGACGTCGTCTGGCTGGTCGGGTGCGGCAGGTGCGGCTGCCTGTGCGGGTTGGGTCAGGCTGGCGACTACAGCGGTCATGGCGCCGTCGTAGGCGGGCAGTCGGGCGGCGAGGGACAGGAAGCGTTTGGCGTCCAGCCGGGGCGCGTCTTCCAGGTCGATGCCGTAGATGGCGAGGAAGTCCGCGTCGATGTCGTCGCGGTACTCGCCGATCCAGGCAACATCGACTAGCTGGCCGGTGAAGCGTCCGAGGCTTTTCCCGCCTCGTCCTCGCCGCGGCTGGCCCGCTTGTCCTGGTCGAAGAACAGGTTGCTGATCAGCTTGATGGCTTGGTCGAACTGGTCCTGGGTGATGTCCTCGGCCTCGTAGTGGGCGAGGAGTCGCTGGTACTGGTCGGTGCCCAGCACCAGCTCCGCCACGTACATGGAGCCGAAGAGGGGGCCGTCGCGACGCATCTTGTCGATGCCGAGGTACACGATCCGCGGCGAGATCAGCTTGGGGACGATGAAGGGTTCGTCGTCGATGTAGAACAGCGGCTCGCGGGCCTCGTCGACGACCGGCGTCGAAGCGGTCGACAGGCGCAGCACGCCGTCGGCTTCGGCGGGTGCGGGCACCGGAGCGGTGCGGGTCTTGGGCGCTCGGGCGGTCACGGTGGCTCCTAGCTGGTGGCGTCGACGAGCTTGAACGGGGCGATGGAGGCAGAGACGTAGAAGCCCTGCCACTTGACGGTGAAGAGGGTCTGGCCGTCCTTCTTGTAGGTGGACTCGACCTTGTCGTTGCTGAGCACCTTGCGGACGACGAACCTGCGCCGGAACTGCTGCGGCGCGTAGCCGTCGAGGATGATGGCCCGGTAGGTGGGCTGCGTCGCCGAGCTGGCGTAGATCGGCTCGAACGACTTGAAGCCTGCCCCGCTGGCGGCGGTGCCGTCGTTGAGCAGGTACTTCAGGTTCTCGAGGGTGGCCTCGGCCAAGTTTGTCTCGACGGTGAAGAGCCTCTTCGTCAGGCGGGCGCCGGGCTCGTCGACGATCTGGTCTACCTCGAGCGGCGTGTACGTCTGGTCGATGGACAGCTTGACGCCGTCCTGCGTGCCGCCGAGATCCGTCCACGACGAGGCGGCCGGCGTCGTGTTGACGGTCGTGTCGGCCGGCTCGACGGCACCGAAGCTGGCGATGTACAGGTCCGCCGGACCCATGATCAGGTTGGTGGTGGTGACCGCCATGGCCTACTCCTTGCTCTTCGCGGTGGCGGGGGTCTTGGCCGGTGCGGCGGCAGGAGCAGCGGCAGGCGCGGGCTTCTCACCCTTGGCTTCCTCGACGAGGAGGCCCTGCCGCTTCAGGTCGACGTACTCGGTGTCGGACACCTCGACGTCCACGTCGGGCTGCATGGTCGTGCGGACGGTCGGCATGGCGCTCCTACGGGTTGGATTCGAGAAAGTTGCGGAGGTATCTGAGAGCAGCTTCAACGCGCGCCGGATCGTCACCCAAGTGGCCAAGTCCGGAGTTGCATCGGTTACACAGCAGGCCACGCACCGCCCCGGTGGTGTGGCAGTGATCGACCCGGAAGATCGTCAGGTGGCCGCCAACCGTCACCCCCGGCTCCGAGGTGCCGCAAATCGCGCAACGACCGCCTTGCTGCTGAAGCATGGCTTCGTACTGGTCGATGGTGATGCCGTACTTCTTCAGCAGCCGCGACGAGCGAGCGTTCCGGCGCACCCGTTCACGGTTCGCCTCGGCCCACTTCTTGCTGGACTCGACATACCTCTGAGGGTCTTGCCGGTATCGCGCGACCCTGTTCGCGGACGTGCATGACTTGCAGCTCGTCTGGACACCCAGTCGGTTGCTCTTGGATTTGTAGTAGTCCGTGAGCGGAAGGTTCCTGCCGCAGCCGGGGCACAGCTTGTGGGTGTCAATCGCCCCCTCCTCGGCCCACCTGCTTCGAAGTTCTCGGTTATAGGCAGAGCGACAGGGCTTGCAGACGGACGTCCGTCCCAAGCTCCCGTTCTTCTGCTTCGAGAACATCTCCAGCTCCTTGGTTTCACCGCACGTTGTGCACGTCTTCGTCATGCCGAGAAGTATGCCAGCTACCCAATACTGATCCAATGCAAAAGTAGATCTGCCTGGTAGCGGGCGTAGGAGGAGTCGTCGCCTGGCACGCGCCGCGGCTCCGACATCAGATGGGCGGTCAAAACGCGGGCCTGCGGATAGCCAGCACGCAGCGTCAGGACCCGCTGAAGACCCGCCTGGTCGTAGGTGGCGGCTACGACGAGCTCCATGAGGGACGCCGCCTTGCCCCACGGGGGTTTGCCAGAGCTCGGGTTCACGGCGTAGGCGTCGACCTGCACGACTGGCTCGCGCAGCGCGTAGTACAGCTGCGGTGTCCCGCCAACGGCCCCCACGACGTGCACGAAGCCGTTCGTCTCCCACGCCGAGGCGTCGGACGGCAGAGTGGTGGCGACCTGGCCCGGCTCGATGCCTTCCGCAGAGGCTAGCCAGGCCACTGCGACGAGCTCCGTGTTCGCCTTGGGAGTGACCGCCATCAGAGGCTCCCCCGCCGCTTGTACAACGCGGGCCGGATGAACGGCTGCGCTGGGGTGCCGGGGTGCCAGACCCGGTTGACGGGGTGGCGGGCGCCGGGCCAGTGCAAGGCCTTGGCGTTGACCGGGCGGATTTCGTGCGGTCCGGAGCCGAACTCCACCGTGCTCCAGTAGGGGACGTTGCGGACCCCGACACGGAGCTGGCCGCGGTTCACCTCGTGGTACAGCGACGACCTCAGCAGGCCGGTGCGCACGGGCGCCATGCGTTCCATGTCGTTCTGGATTTCGCGGCCGAGCTTGTGGAGGTAGCGGGTGATGGCGTTGCGGACCCAGCCCTGCCAACCGTGGTTGACCTTGACTTCGAAGTTCGCGCTGAGCATCGCCCTCACCTCCTCTACGGCTGGCGGGTCTCGCTGCCCTGCTGGCTGGCCGTTTACGGGCCGTGGTTGCCGTTGGGGCAGTTGCTATGTCGGAGCTATGCGGCTCGTCCTGTGCGTTTCAGGTCCGCGCGCAGGGGCTGTGTGAGGACCGGGTTGGCGTTGCGGGTGACGGAGACGACGATGTAGATCTCGCTGGTCTGCTCGTCCTTGATCCGCCTGGTTTCGTCGACCGTCGTGCCGGGAGGCAGGCGGCAGATGTGGGTGCGGATGATGCGGGGCGTGCCTGTGGCGGGCTCCATCGCGGTACGCGTCGACTCGATCAGCGACGCCGGCACCCCGGACGCGAGGACCGTGGTGCCGTCGGTTTCGTCACCGAACGCGTCGGTGCTGGTGCCGCCGAGGATGCTGACGGTGGTCGTGGCCAGGTTCATCCTTCACCGCCCACCGGCGTCCACGGGAACTGTTCGTCGCTGGCGTCGGACAGCGGATCGGCGTAGCCGCCCGGCCCGTCCACGAACGGGGACCGCACATGGATCGTGCGGGACCGCATCCAAGAGCATCGCTGCAGCGCCTGCTTCGCCTCCGGGCCCAGCAGCATCGCCTTGTCGGTGAGGCTGGCGACGACACCGTCCTGCTGTACCTGGTTGGCGTCCAGGCGGGTGTGCAGGTCGTACTGGCCCTTCAGCCACGCCGCCTGGTAGGCGACGGCCTTCCGCAGCCAATACAGGTCACGGGTGCGGATCCGCGCCGTGTCGTCGAAGATCCGGTTGGAGAGCATCTCGATCGACGACTGGGCCTGCAGCAGCTGGGCATCGGTCACCGTGACACCGGTGATGTCGATGACCTGCTGCGGGGTGGCCCAGGCGTCGACCATGTCAGCCCTCGGCCTTGCTGCTGCTGGTGTCGCCGCCGTCGGCCTCGATGACGTCGCGCGGGGTGGTGGTGTCCTCCGGCTGGTGGTCCACCGAGGAGGGGATCGTCTCTACCGAGTAGGTGAGGACGAGGGAGACGCCGTCGGGGTGCTCCTCCTGGCCGTCGAAGGAGACGTCGCCGCGCGGGTGCAGGCCGCGCTGGATCGCCTCGTTCACGACACCGGCGCGGTTCGCCTCGTGCTGGTAGTCCTCGCCCGTCCACCGCGCGGCGGGGACGACGAACTCCTTGACGTGCCGGGTGCCCTTGGCGCCGTCGGCGGATCGCTCGTCGACCTCAACCTCGGGCGCGCCGGCCTTCGCGGGGAACTGCCGCTGCCGAAGCTGCTCGCGGTCCTCGCCCTTCGGCGTCTGCGCCGCGGTGGCGCTGGCCTTGCTGCTGGTCTTCCTGGTTGCCACGGCTCACCTCCCTTCTGTGGGCCGTACCGCCCGAGAGCCGGCGGGCGGTACGGCGTTTGGGGGTGATCAGCCGACGAGGATGCTGGCGCCGTTGGGGTGGCCGTAGGCCCAGCCGCGGCGGGCGCGCATCTTGAGGATCGACTCGTCGGTGAGGGCGGACAGTCCGTCGCGGCCGTCGATGAACACCGACTCGGGGCCGCTCCTGACGCCGAGGAGCATCAGCTCGGGGTTGACGAACGCCATGATCGGCCGACCCGTGGGGGTGGGCGTGGCGGTGGCGGAGATCTTCGCGCCGAGGCTCCAGCGGACCGGAACACCGAAGATGGTGTCGGGCGTACCGACCCCGTTCTCGTTGAAGATCGGCCGACTCTGCCCGTCAACGACTCCACGCAGGCTCTTGCGGAACGCCGGGTGCGCGATGGCCACCATGCTGCCGGGGTCGAAGTAGTCGCCCGACTCGACGGAGGCGATTGCGGTGGAGAACTCCGTGTAGGTCGGGGCGCCCGCGGCGGCGGCGGTCGTGATGTTCGTGCCGCCGGTGTAAGAGAGCGTCGCGTCGGTCGTGTTGAGCAGCTGGTAGAGCGACGTGAAGGGGACTGTGGTGCCGTTGGCCGCGGCCGACACCGCGAGGGACGCGTTGTCGATCATCTTGGCGTAGGACTTGCCCCAGCCGACCATCTTCGCCTCGATGACGTTCGCCACCGAGTCGTTGATGTCCTCCTCCGCGATGCGCGCGGCCTTACCGAACTTGACCGCGGTCAGGAGGACTTCGTCGTTGAGGGAGGTGTCCTCGCCGTAGGCGCCGCCCTTGGCGACCACGTCCACGCCCATGCCCGCGGTGCGCGGCACATGCTTGGTGTCGGAGCCCATGGGGATGCGGGCGGCGAGCGACTCGACGGCGGAGATCTGGTTGATGGACTGGATGACCCGGGAAGTCTCGTACTCTTCCGGGATCCATGCCTCAAGGGTGTTGCGTGCCACGGTGGCCCTCCTGCGGGCGGCGTGATGGGGGTAAGCGGTTGAGGCTCGGGCCCCATCACGGGCGCCTTCGCAAGCAAGGGCGGCGGCTCGCTCCGATCACCGGAGAAATTCACCTGGTGCTGAATATACCTCTTGTGGTCAAGCCTTGCCCAGCAGTCGCGCAGCGTGCAGCTCCGCCGTCGACTTGGGCTTCTCCGGCGCCGGCTGCCGCGGTGCACCCGTCGGCCGCACCTTCACCTTCCGCACTGGCGCCGCGAACAGGTCGGGCAGGTCCCGCGTCAGTTCGGCGACCGCCGCTTCCAGACCCGACACCGACCCGTCCTCGTCGACGTCCAAGCTGTCGAAGTCCACGAGTTTCAGTAGGCGCGACATCCGGGATGAGGCCTTCTTCTGCGCCTCCTCGGACTTGGGGTCCTTCTCCTCGTCGAGGAAGGCGAGCGCCCCGGCTTCGACGAGCGCGCCGCGGACGGCGGTGCGCACGAGGGGGGTGCGGTAGCGCTTCTCCCCCTCTTCGCGGGCCTCCCGCAGCGCCTTCTCGTGCTCGGTCTCGTCGCCGCGGGCCTTCTCCTCCAGCTCCTTGTTGCGGAGCCGGTGCCGCTTCGCGTCGTCGTTGGCCTTCTTCAACGCGGCCTGCGTGCGCGCCCACTCGTCCCGGGACGGCGGCTTGTAGTCGTCGTCGCCCGGCTTCGGCTCGGCCTTCTTCGCCGGCGGCTTCGGCTTCGGCTTCGGCTCCTCGTCCGACTCTTCCTCGGGCCCGTTGCCCGTCTCCGGCTCTGCCTCCGGTTCCTCGTCGGGCACCTCAGTGTCCGGCTCGTCGTCGGTCTCGGCGGCGCCGGCTATGACGTGGATGGGTCGGCCGTCGGCGCGGTAGCCGAGGATGGTGCCGGGCGGCAGACTGATCGCCGTGGTGTTGAGCTCGAGGTCGTTCATGTGGTGCTCCCATCTCGGGGGTTGCGGGTTGCCCATCACGGGCCTGTCGGTACGGTTCGGTCCTGGAAGCGGCCAGCGCGCACGGCCAGCGCCGCGAACTCCTCCACGCTCTTCGGCAGGTTGGCGCCGACGCGCAGGAGCTCACGGGCGGCGCGAATGCGGGCCGCTCCCGATTCGGTGGGCAGTGACCAGCCGCGGGCAATGGAGCGGCGAGCCTCACGGCGCAGCGCCTCCGGCATGGAGATGACGCCCGGCTGCGCCCACGACTCGTCCCACGCCGTCACACGG